GTCCCCGCAGTCCCGCCAACCGAAGTCCCACCAGGCTGAATAACCATGTCGGACCCCTATCGACGGATGATCAAAGTGCAGTCAACGATTCCGGTTTCCGGCTCGTCTTTCGACACAAGCTGAACAGCATCATGGTCAGCGATGTAAAGCTCCGAATCAGCAAGTGCGATCCCGCCCGTGTTGATTGCGGTTGCCGCGAAATCCACGTCTGCGGTAGACGCAGACCCGTTCACTTTCACATCGCAAGAACCGGCCACGTCGATGGCCTCGGTGGTGTTGAACGAAACACCGACCACCCGCCCGCCGTCCGGGCAGGTAACAATGTCCGACGTGTCGCCACTTCCGCCTAGATCCACGTTGCCGATCGGAATGAAATAGTCATTCAGTGTTCGCATGGTCCCCTCCCGCGCTCCGCGGATGCCTCCGCTTCACGGTGTTTATGTGATGAGCGGGAGGCCCGCCGAAGCGGACCCCCCAAACCCACCCCCTGAACCTCCTACGAGGAAGTCAGATCGTCCACCACTCCGTTACCGGACTGGTTCTTGCCCACGAGCGTCCACTCGCAAAGCAGCTGGCGCTGCTCCGAGTCGCCCGTCTTGCTCAGAGCGTGCTGGCGGAAGTCCCGCAGGTACGCCACCGACCAGAGCTCCGGCGTGAAGGCGAATGCCTGATTGGTCGCCTGGAACCGATTCGGCACCACGGTGTGTTCACCGAAGTCCGAAACGTACACGTCCACTGCGGCGACCAGCCGCTTGTCCTCGCCCTTGTCAAAGCGTGTCGAGTTCCCGGTGAATCCCGAGATGACCGTCTTGTTGAACGGGCCCGTCATGATGATCGACGGGTTGCCGCCGTTCGTCCATGCACCCTGGATCACGCCCTTCAGGTCGCTCTCCAGCAAGGGCCGCAAGACCGGCGCTCCCGCCGTCGCATTGAAGACCGTGCCGTTCCACCCCGTCGAGGTGCTCCCGCTCCGGTTCTCGTGCGTACCGAGAAGCGACCCGGTGTTCGCCAAGTTGTCGTCGAAGAACGCCGAAACCGAGGCCGACTCACCGGCCCCCGTGTCGTTCGTCCGCGCGACCGCCGTGTTGTTCACGCCGACGCAGGAGTGCTCCAGGTCTCGCTTGAGCTCCTTGCTGCGCTTGGCCAGCTGATAACTGAGCTCTGATTTGCGGCCCGCCTTGTCCACCGATTCCATCGTTCCGGTGACGGAAACCGTCTTGCCGGAGATCTGGCAGTGGTTGGAAACGCGGATCGTCGGGGTTGCCGCCAACGCCGAAGCGTTGTCGCCTTCCACCAGCGTGTTCACCGCCGCTGTTGCGAGTTGATCGACTTGCCACTCGTGCTTGATGCCCGAAGCGGTTCCGCGACCCGCCATCGACAGGAACGGAGTCTCCGTGCTGTCGATCGCGTAGATGATGTCCGAGAGATCCTCCCTCAGACCCTTCGCGTCGAAGGTCTCAAACGTATTTCCAGGCTGGGCCATTAGAGGAGTCCCCTCATCAAGGCAGCTGCGTCATCCACCGACCCTGTGTCGGCCAGGCGATTGCGAAGTTTTTCTACACCCTTCGCCTTCTCCTGTTCTTCAGACAAAACTGCCGCGTCCTCCCGAGCCCCAGCCCGCAACGTGCGAGGCAAGAGTCTCAGGCGCTTTTTTACTCCAGGCTTCTTCGCCTGAAGCTTTTCCCACTGGGCAGCCCGCCAGACGGTAAGAATGCTTCGCGCGTCTTCCAGCGCGTCAATTTGATCCTGGGGGTATCCGGTCTTCACCAGGTAGTCCGTCACCTCGGTCATCGCTACCCGGCCCTTGTCTGCTTCTTTCCAGTCAGGGCGAAGTCGGTAGAGCGTCTGAACCTGCTCTTGTCGCCACGATTGGTGTTGAGTCTCGGACTCCCCATCGCGGCGCTTCATCTCGGCGTCCATCGCATCGAGACTGCGCTGCACGTCAGCACGTCGCGCGTCACGAGACTCGCGCTCTTTCAGGTACTGGCCAGGATCGGTCTCGCGGAGCATCTCCCAATCGACATCGGGTTCCGCTTCGACCTGAGCGATCAACGCCGCGGTGACCTTCTGGAGATCACCCAGCCGCTGATCGTGCTCGCTCTGAAGCTGCTGGCCGAGGCCCTCGTAGTGGAGCCTCGCCTCTTCGCTGTTCGCCGGTTGGCTCTTGTATGCCTGGATCACTTCTGCGAGAGGAACTGTCCCCTCGCCATCGCGAGACGGCACCTGGAGATGATCGAGGAACTCATCCTCCTCGACATCAAAAGCCTTGGCCAGATCGGAAAGCGTTTCGACCGGATCGAGGTCTTCGTCCTCCGAGCTCGCCGCTTGCGGCTCCGGCTCAGTGGGCTCATCGACCGGCGTCTCACCCGCTTCCGGCTCCTTGGCCGGATCGGCCTGCTCCGGCTCCTGAGCGGAATCCGGCGCCTCGCCCTCACCACCCGGTACCTCCGGGGCTTCCGCCTCGGTGGTGGGGGGGGGCTCGATGACACCTTCTTGCTGAAGGAAGCTGCTGAAGCGGTCCTGAAGGTCAGGGTCTACAGAGGTGATCGCGCCTTCGGCCAATCATTCATGTCCGACGCTCGCTTGGTTCTGAGACGCAGCCGAAAGTAGTTTGCCGGTTTCCAGATAACTTCGCAACTGCCGGCGAAATTGGGCCAGCGCGTACAACTGGACGTGGCATTCCTCGCGCAGTTCGTACTCGCTTGGGCCACTGCTCTTCCAGAGTGAGGTGTAGTGGGACTCGATGTCCTCAAACGCCTGCTTCACAGCAGGATTTTCCATCACCCCATCAGCTTGCCGGGCCAGGATCAGAGACTCTTCGTCGGTCATTCTTCCTCTTTCTCCGCTTCCTTCTCCGCTTCGTTCCGCTCCCTGACCTCAAGCGATGCCATCGCGGATTGAACCTGAGCACTCTGGGCACCGCGAGCAATCCGCTCCTGGCTGGCCAAACGCGCCAGATCCACCTTCTCCTTGAGCGCAAGCTCGCTCGCCCGGTGATCCACGATGTTCTTTTCCTTCAACGTCTTCAGCTGCATCTCGCCAGCTCCGAGTTCCGCTTCGGACTGAGCCTTCATGGTCTCGACCTTGAGCTTCTCCATATCAGGATCCGGCGCAGGCGGCGGGGGCTCTGCCCCATCGGGATCTTGGAAGAAGAGATCCGGGTTGGGGTAGCCCATCGCCTCGGCCATCCGGGTAGCGGCGTTGTAGATGTTCTTCGGCGTCACCAAATAGTTCATGCCGCCCTGTTCGATCATCTGCCCCTGGATCGTCATCAGGCCATTCAAAGCCTGAATCTGCTCCCCGGCCTTGCCGGCGCCCAGGCCGACTTCAACCTCCACGTCAAACTCAAAGTCGAAAGTGCTGGGATCGATCTCCATCCACTCGCCCGAAAGCCTCACCTGGCGCTGCTTCGTGTCGTTGGTCGCCATGATCTCAAACATCTTGCCGAACAGCTGTTTCAACCCGGTACTCGCGAAGATCCGCGCGATCAGTTCGATCTTCTGCTGCTTGGCACCCTCGAGGGAGGCCACCGCTGCGGCCGTGGTGTTGGAAAGCATCCCGGCATCGAGATCCTGACCGTGGGCCATCACCCCCGTGCGGTTGCTCCGAACCTGCTCCAGGTACTGGAGCACCGGGAACGTGTCACGCGGAAGATCCTGCGTAATCATCGGCTCGATCGAGCCAGGCGCTCGCTGGCGCACGAGCCCGCCGGGCCGCACCGTCAGGAGATCATCGATCTCGACCATACCCTCGGTGATCGCCATCCGCGGGTTGTTCGCGAGATAGAGGTGGTCGAGCATCTGGCGAAGGATCGTGCTGCGGATCACCTGCAGATCGGTCACCAGATCCGCGAGGCTCTGGCCGTAGAACTTGTGCGGCATCGGGATCGGCGTGATCGAGCAAAACGGATTGTGATTGATCTGCTCGTCATCGATGATATAGACGGGCGAATCGCCCACCACCAGGAACTTGCGGAGCTCCGAGTAGCCGTCCCCATCCTCATCGACACGCGCGTAGCACTCCGTTGTCCAAATCTCGCGCGAGGCCACATCGGTGCGCGGCCCGGAATCCGAGGGGTAGTTCTCGTCGTCACTGCGCCTGGCCGACCGATTCGGGTCGAACTCTGGACCCATGTCGCCTTGAGGCAGAGCTGCCAGGAGATCCGCCGGGTATCCCTGGGCCACGAGCTCGCTGATCGTCACCTTCTTCCGATGGGCCGAGAAGGGTGTGTCGTCGTTCAGCTTCGCGGAGCGACGAGCGATGAGGAACTCCTCCGGGGGGATCGCGTCCACGCGAATACGACGGTCGTCCTTCATTACCTGCAACTCGATATCGTGGAGCTTGACCTCTTCGTTCAGGCCGGTGTCAACGTCCTGCATCAAAACGGTGCGCTCCGCCAGCGAAGTCGGCTCCACACCATCTCGATCGAGCACCATGATGACCTCTTCGTAGGTCAGGCCCGAGTACCGCTCGACCATCGGAATCTGGCGGTTGTCGAAATAGAC